CCTATTGCCCCTGGTGAATGGCGTGAAGTAAATAGTCCGGCTGGTGATCTTGGAAAGTCTCTACAACCTTTGCCATTTAAAGAACCATCGCAAACATTATTTAATTTAATGCAATATGTTACCAATGCCGCTCGTGAGTTTGCAGACGCTACAGATAATGTAGTAGAATCTGGAAGCAACTACGGACCAGTCGGAACCACTATGGCTTTACTAGAACAGTCTAGTAAACTATTTGCAGCTGTGCACAAACGTATGCACGAAGCTCAGACTAAAGATTTAAGAATACTTTGTAGATTAGACCAGGAGTATTTACCAGAGTCTTATCCTTATGAAGTAGCAGGTGGGGCACAACAAGTATTTAGCCAAGACTTTAATTTAAAAAGTATTGATGTAATACCTGTATCAGATCCTAACATGCCTACTGAAGCGCATCGTATTGCTAAGATAAATGCAATTATGTCTATAGCTCAACAGAATCCTGGACAATACAATATGCAATTAATCAGTCAAGAATTATTTTCTGCTATGGGTGTTGAAGATCCTAAAAGATATTTAGCTCAATCACAGCCACCGTTTACTGGTGATCCTATTACTGAAAACATGATGGCTATGAAAGGGATGCCTTTAAAAGCTAGAATGGATCAAAATCATGATGCACATATTATTGTACATGGAACTATGCTACAGAACCCAGCATACAATGAAAATAGACAAATGGCACAGATACTAATGGCACATATTCAAGAACATTTATCTATGAAGTATAGACAAGAAATGGCGCAGATGATTCCAGATCCGCAGATGCAACAAATTATTATGTCTCCGCCACCAGAACCTCAACCTGGTCAGCCTGGACAACCTGGTCAAATGCCACCACAACAACTACCACCTGAGTTAGAAAATCAAATAGCAATGATGTCAGCTGAAGCTTCAGATAAAGTATTACAGCTTGATGAAGAAAAAGCTAAGATTATGGCAGGTGAAAAGAAAGATCCACAGATTGAATTACAAGAAAAAGATCTTGCTTTACGTGCACAAAAAATGATGAACGATTTAAAAGTGCATGAAGATAAGATGGCATTAGAAGAAGCTCAAACAATAATTAAAGATGAGAATACCGATGAAGATCGTGAACTACGTAAAGAAAAAATTATGATAGATCAAATGAATAAAGAGAGTGAAATGAAACAAGAGTTAGTTGAAAAAGCTATGGACGTTGCTGCACAGACAGGAGCTAGTGCTATAAAAATTAGTGGAGATATCTAATGATTTGGTATTTAACAGTGATGTTAACATATGCTGGACTGGATGAATCCCAATTTACTAAATGGCAAGCTCATATATTCAAAGATGATCAAGAATGTCACAAGTTTGTTTACGATAATAAAGTTTTATTAGTAGATGGTTTACTAGAAAAATTTAGAAACGCAAACGGTAATGAATTAATAAGTTTTGAATTTTATTGTCAAGGCGAAACTTTACAGGAAGTTTGATGAAAGTATCTGAAAATACATCTATAAGTATGCCAGCTAGAAATTTAATTTCTATTATCGCTGCAGTTACTGTAGGTGCCTGGTTTGCTTTTGGTGTTATAGAGAGACTTAACTCTATTGAAACACAACTACAACTTATAGAAAAAGATATAGAAGCTGCAAATGAGTTTATTGCAGGGGTTCCTAAAGGTGAGATGGTCAGTCCACAGATTCAAGAGCTCTATATGTTGACAGAATTTCTTGCAGGTGATGTAGAAAAGCTAAAAGAAATTATTGAAAACAACGTACCTAATATTGAAAAAAATGATATGACTATTCAATTTCATGAAGATCGTATTATAGACTTAGAAAATAGGAAAAATGGGAATCATTGAAACAGTTATTATACTTAGTTTGTACATCTATGATGGTGGTAACAAAACTATAGAAGGTTGGTATCACCAGGACAATATTAGTACGTGCCTTGCTGCCAAGCGTTTAGCTGAACGTAACTCCGGCAACCAAGTACAATATACTTGTAGCTTAGAACAATGTATAATGATAACAGATAAAACAGGTGTTAAACACTGTGATAAAATAATTAAAGAATAATATGATAACAAGGGCACAAACAAGTATGACTACAAAAAGAAAACCAGCAACTAAATCTAAATCAACAGTTAACAAAGCAGGTAACTACACTAAGCCTGGTATGCGTAAAAAAATATTTAATAGAATTAAAGCTCAAGCATCTCACGGTACTGGAGCTGGACAATGGTCTGCTCGTAAAGCACAAGCATTAGCTAAAGCATATAAAAAAGCTGGTGGTGGTTACAAGAGTTAATGACAAAGAAAGATCCAAAATTAGGAACAGGCAAAAAACCAAAGGGATCAGGGCGTAGATTATATACGGATGAAAATCCAAAAGATACAGTTGGAATTAAATATGCAACTCCGACAGATGCAAGAAAGACTGCGGCAAAAGTAAAGAAAATTAATAAACCATATGCTCGTAAGATACAAATACTTACAGTTATGGAACAAAGAAGTAAAGTTGCTGGTAAAACACAACAAGCTTCTATAGCTAAAAAAGCAAAAGAAAGTTTAAAAAGAAAACATGACACTAAAAAAAAGTCAAAAAAGTCTTAAGGATTGGGGCAAACAAAAGTGGCAGACTAAGTCTGGAAAGAAATCTTCCAAGACTGGAGAGCGTTATTTGCCTAAGAAAGCTATTGAATCTTTATCTGCTAAAGAGTATGCAGCAACTACCGCAGCTAAAAGAAAAGGTACTAAAAAAGGTAAACAGTTTGTTAAACAACCAAAAAGTATTGCAAAGAAAACAAGGAGATATAGATGAGTAAAGATTCAAGATTAACTAGAGCAGGAGTATCAGGTTTTAATAAACCTAAACGAACTCCTAGTCATCCAAAGAAATCACATGTAGTGGTTGCTAAAGAAGGCTCTAAAATAAAAACAATACGATTTGGACAGCAAGGAGCTAGCACTGCAGGTAAACCTAAAACTGGTGAGTCTGCTAGAATGAAAGCTAAACGTAAGTCTTTTAAAGCTAGGCATGGTCGTAATATATCAAAAGGTAAAATGTCAGCAGCCTATTGGGCTGATAAGGTTAAGTGGTAAGAGAGAACCATGGCATATTTAAATCATAACGTACCGCCGTTTTCAGCGTATATAAAAAACGAATATCTTTTTGACCACACTAAGGGGCACGGTGAGTATACATTCTGTGATGTACATTGTGTAGCTTCTTTAGAACGTAGAGCTTTACTATTTGAATGTTTACTACCTAACGGTGTTAACTGGACTCGTAGACCTATCCATGCATTTGTATGGAAAAAGGATGCACCCAAACACGAATTAAACATTCACCAATACTGGGATTGTTTTTCTTCATACGTAAATGTACAACGTAGAAATAGATTAGCAAACTGCAGAGCAGAACTAATTGACTGTAAAGGAGTCAAGCGTAAAGGTACTTACATGTACACCATTGACTGGGCTTGGGAAGACAAAGCTTCTTTCTTAGATACAAACTTTTCAGAAGATCCAGAACACAAATGTGCACACATGTTTAGAATGGATGAAGGAAACTTTTTTGCATATCCAAACAATAGAATCATATGGTATGATGATGCGTTTATGGAAAAAAGGATTGATGAGAATCCTGGGTATTTAATTGATCAAAACTTTTACACAGTGGAGAACACTCGTGAAGATTCATGGACTGATGATTCTTACATGACGCAATTTGAACGTGAAAAGTGAAAATATTCTTTGACCATATTGCGGGCAAATTAACTAATTACGATTTACTTTATTCTTTAATACTAGCTAAGTTTGACTTAGATGAATATGATTATGCTTTAGATAATGGATGGATTCCTTTATCTTGGTATCATACTAAACTAGATGGACAGACTTGGATTAATGCCAGAGGGGCACGATTAGATTTAAATAAGTTTAAGTTTAACAAAAGCAAAAGATATAAACTAAAACGAAAAAACATAACTGTAAAAATATTTGATGAACTAACTGATGAGTTAGAAGATACTCTAGCTATTATTTATCGAAAATATATAAGACATAAAAACTTTCATGAAACTAATAACGAAGCTGAAAGCGAAGAGTTCTATCGTGATGACCCAATTGATTGGAAATACT